TGGAACGGCTTAGACCGCCACAAAGTTTTGAAGTAAAGCCCGAAGTCGGCAAACTATATATTTTCCCGTCTTGGCTCTCGCACATGGTTTATCCATTTAAAGGCGAAGGCGAAAGACGAACAGTTGCTTCCAATATGAATTGTTGGGAGGTTGAGAAAGCGGCATGAGTAGGTTGTCGATAGCTGAGGTGAACGCCAAAATAGAAAAGCACGAAGCTGTTTGTGCGGAGCGTTGGCTGGAGGTTATTCACAGAGTTACTCGACTTGAACAGTTTATTTTAATAACATTAATCACTCTCGTCCTTAGTATGGCGGGAATAATTTTTAACATTTACACAACATAGAGGTATTAAATATGCAAACTTTTGCAAATATGATCGCTTTAATAATGGCAATAATTAGTGTGAGCAGCATTATCGCTGCCGTGACTCCCACTCCCAAGGATGATGTTTGGATCGGTAAACTATACAAACTGATCGACATGATGGCCTTAAACGTGTGGAAAGCTAAACAAAAGCCCGGCGAGAAATAAGGGGGCCATGGAGGAGCTATATCAAAAAGGTAGGATTTCCCTAGAATTGTACAACCAATATGACTTTTACAAAAAAGGCTTTTGGATTTGCTTCGCTTATGTTCTTTGGGACACTTTTGCTTCTTTTGGATGGCTCTAATGACTCCATGGACAGACGAGAACTAATTAAAGAGCTTATTAGAGACGAAGGATACAAGACCGAAATATACAACGACCATTTGGGAAACCCTACTTTTGGAGTAGGTCATTTGGTCCTAGACTCAGACCCTGAATGTGGTCTGCCTATTGGATCTTCTATACCCGAAGAAAGGGTGCTAGAATGTCTAAACAGAGACATCGACATCATTTGCGCCGACTTAGACAGGGCACTTCCCTGGTGGCGTGAACTTGATGACGTTCGTCAAAGAGTCCTAGTAAACATGGGATTTAACCTTGGTCTTACTAGGCTGTTGAAATTTAAGAAGTTTTTAGCAGCACTAGAGAAGAAAGACTACGAAACAGCCGCTATAGAGATGATGGACTCGCGTTGGGCTGTGCAGGTTAAGGGCCGTGCAAATAGATTGAGGGATAAAATTTTATCGGGATAAAGGAGTAAACAGTGAAAAAATGGGGCATTTTTGGAGCGATTTGGCTAGGTTTGTTGCTTGTAGCAACGAATGTTAGCGCGGATCAAACCGGCGACTGCACAGCAGGGTCCCAATACTGTGAGCAAAACTCTTTAGAAACCACGTCAACCACGACGACTACCAACACCAATACGAACACCAATACGAACACTAACACTAACACTAACACTAATACAAACACTAACACTAACACCAATACGACAACCACGACGTCGACTGGGACGAACACCAATACGAATACGAATACGAACACCAATACCAATAACAACACCAGTACGTCGACTGCGACAAACACCAATAGCAATACAAACGTAAACACAAGCACATCAACTGGTACGAATACGAATACTAATACTAATACAAACACCAACACCTCGACGTCAACAGCGACGAACACCAATAACAATGTGAACACCAACACATCGACATCAACATCGAGTGTTTCAACAAACAATAACAACACCAGTACAAGTACCAACACAAACAACAATAACAACACCAGTACAAGTACAAGTACCAATAGCAACACCAACACGAATGTAAATACTTCGACCAGTGAGAACAAAAACACGAATGTAAATCAGTCGACTTCTGAATCGAATGTGACCACAAACAATAAAAACGTGAACGAGAACAGAAACACCTCTGACAACACAAACAGAAATATTAATGAGTCGAAGAGCGAACAAACCATTAATCAGAACATTAAGACCGAGGCGCCTCCTGCTTCAGCCATTGCGCCCAGCATTATGAGCTACAGCCAGGATCTGTGTACGGTTGGTCGATCTGGAGCCTTTCAAGGACAGGTCTTTGGACTCTCTGCGGGTAGAACAGTTAGAGACGAAAACTGTGAAAGGCTAAAGCTTTCTAAGTATCTTTATGACACTGGAATGAAGGTAGCGGCCGTGTCTGTACTGTGCTTAGACCCACGAGTTTTTAAATCTATGATGATGGCAGGCACTCCTTGTCCTTATTTTGGAAAGATAGGCGACGAGGCAAAGGTAGCCTGGGCAGCTAACCCTAAAGACCGACCGGACTATAAAGAAGCTAAAGATAGTTATGTAAGTAAATGTAGAGGTACATTGAACGAAGAGGGGCTTAGAAAAACTAGAGGCACTTGTGTTAAAGAGTTTAATAAAGGCAGCTAGCTTATCGGCTCTTTTATTTGCTTCTACACTTAATGCAATTTATGTATACGAGGCAGATCAAAGCCTTTTTAATCTAGTCAATGAGCAAAACACTACTAATATGGCTGTTGGTGATGACCAAGTATCTTCAGCCTTTACACTAGATTTTACGTTTACTTTTTATGGCGAGGATTTTACTACTGCACGAATGGCTACTAATGGGTGCCTACATTTTGGGTCGTCAGGAGGCTATTGTAATGACTACACACCTGATCCTTTACCTGAAATTACATATACCCTCTATCCTTTCTGGACTGACTTAATAAGAGATAATGGATCAAAGGTTTTAGCTAAGAATTTTACCGATAAAACAGTTTTTGGGTGGTATAACTTACGAGAATATAACAGAAGCAACACAGATAATAGTTTTGAAGTTGTGTTGTGGAAAGCAGATGACAGCTTTGAGTATCGTTATGGCGCTCTTAATATTATTAACCACGATGTATTAATTGGAGAACAAGGTGCAGCGGACGAACTATACACTTACTTGTTCCATGACGAATGTAGCACTGGCACAACGAATGTAGCAGGCACTTGTGTCAACACCAATTGGAACGCCACGGCAGCAAACACTTTATTGGAAAACGGCGGTTCTTTATATGGCCTAGGCTCTGGGAACGCTCTTGATTGTAGCAACCCTTTAAACAACACTGCTTGTGCCGGATATGCTGCTGCGTACTTGACACAGCAATGTGATTTAGATGGACTGTATTCTACTCAGTGCCCTAATTATTGGGACGACTTATTTGATTATGAATGTACTTTGGACTCACAACACTCCCCCGCGTGTCCAGGGTATGTGGTAGAGTATGAAATTTACAACGCATACGAGGACATGTATGGATATGAAGACGACTATGACCAATATGGTTATGAAGATGAAAGCACTTATTTTGCAGACGGTTCGTACTATGAAGACGAGTTTTTCCAAGAGGATTACTACTATGAAGGAGTGGATAGTTTTCTTGATGAGCCATGGGAAATAGAGACTTATTTTGAAGAAGAGGAGTATTTCGAGCCTTTTTTTGAGGAGGAGTATTTCGAGCCATTTTTTGAAGAACCAGTGTTTGTGGAAGAATTGGAGGCTTTCCTTGAAGAGGAGGCTCTTGTCTTCGACTACGTTGAAGAGGTGTTTATTTTTGAAGAGTTTTATGAGGAAGACCTTTTGTTCGTGGACTACGATCTTCCAGAAATAGACACCGTTTTATTGGACCACTTTGAACACGAAGAGCTTATAGAAGAGTTTTTTGAAGAGGAAGCCGTTGAATTTTTAGAGTTTGAAACCATAGAAGAATTGGAGGAATGGGTTGAGCAAGAGGAAGCTGAAAATATTGCTGCTTTATCTGAGGATGAAGATGGAGAATTGGAGGATACGGAGGCAGTTGAAGAAGAGAGCGAGGACAGAGAAGAAGCTGTCGAAATTGCTGTCGCAGAGAATGAAACCAAGAAGGACAACAAAAAAGCCGAACAATTAAATGTTGTTGCTAATACCATTAGGGCAGCGACAAACAGTGTAAGCGGTACCACTTCTGGGACTTCTGCACAGGCAACGGGAACCTCAGCCTCGTCTGGGGGCTCTTATGGCGGCTCTACGAGCGTTTCTAGTTCCCAAGCTACCGCTGTAGTGTCTTCGGTATCCGGTGGCTCTATAAGCACAAATAACTCACCAAGTATTTCTGCTCAGGTTGCGAGTTCGGCTGCGCAAACACAACAAATTTTGTCTATGAGCGCTGCTGATGCAGGGAGCTCCTCGTTCAGTGGTTCGGGGACCATGGACACAGAAACAACAACCACGGACCAAGGACCGGGGACCACGGACACCATGACCTCTACTGCCGATGCTTCTGTTTCCGTAGACCTTATGCCAACGGTAGGGGGCGCACAAACAACAGGCACCGATGCACAAGTACAAGACATGCAGGGTCAAATTGATACGGCGGTCTCAGGAGGCATGACAGCAAGTGAAGCAGACCAGATTGCCGATCAAATTGTGGCCCAAAACATACAGAACCAACAAGAAGAGCTAGAGCAAGAGCAGCAGGAAACAGGGGAATACGGTGATTCCAGCCAACTTGTTGCCTATATGGGCTATGTACCTGGCTTTAGTGCGTACAGGCAAGTAACTCTAGCGGACGCGTCCGAGTGGTATGAACCAAAAGCAATTTATGGTAATGTATCCATACCGGATAATACTTCGGCATTTGTTGGTTTATATGGCGAAAGTTTAACTGGAATGAAAAATTTAATGGATATGCAGCCTAAGCTATGAAAGTAAAGTCAGTTAAATCGGGAAAGAAAACGCCCCGTGGAGGAAAGGCTAAAAGCCCAATAAAATCGGGCATTGCAAAGGGTTGTGGTGCGGTAATGAACGACAGAAGAAAAGTAACAAAATATTATTAGGAGGAAACATGGACTGGTTTCAATCAAAAACAACACAATTAATTGCCTTGGCAGGTATTGTCAGCACATTGGCTGGCTTCGGGTACCAGGGCGCTACATACATTAACAGAATAGAGAACCTAGAGAAAAAGGTAGGTCGTATTGAGGGCACAGAGGACGCGCAACAAGAAATTGAAGAGCGGTTTAGTGGCATAGAAACTTCTGTCAATTATATTAATAAAACAATTGACGACAGCATACTACCCGCGGTGCAAGAAAACGAAAACATGATTAAAGTTCTTGATGTAGATATAGCAACAGCCGGGACAAAAATAGAGTCAATAGAAAATCAAGTCAACAGGCTTGAGAATAAAAACGAAAACCCTTTAGCGAACTGAGGTGAAAAATGAATGACGGATACCCAAGCGGCAGATTTGCAGGCGACATGGATAGAAACGAAGTCGAAATGGATCTTAATAAATTCATGGCGATGGTCGAAGAGATTGGTGCTTTAAAAGATAAAATAAGAGATTTAGAAGACACAAAGAACAATAACCCCCATCAGAGATGGATCTTTTTAGCGCAAGCTGTGGACTCCTGGCGTATTTTTCCAAGAGCCTTTTTAACGGTTTACATCTTTTTACTTTACTACACCGTAATGTGGTTTATGGACTTGGAGAACCCAACCTTTGAACAGTCTGGACTTATATCTATTATTGTAGGTGCGGGAGCAGCTTGGTTTGGGCTCTATGCAGGAACGTCTGGGTCTTCTAAGAGCTTTAAAGGCGATAAAGAGTGAAACTAGCTCTTTTTTTGGGCGTTCTATTATTAGCGCTAGGTTCTGCTTTTATGGGCTATTATTTAATAACCGCAGCGCAGATGGAAAAACTTGAGGTAGAGCTACAAACGGCTCTTAATAATCAACAAGTATTGGAGAACACCATCCAACAACAAAACGAGCAGATTAAAAAAGCGTTGGAACAGGCCAAAAAGACGGCCCAACAAATACAGAGCCTTAATACTCAATACAACGAGAGCATGGCTCAAGTAGCTAAACTGAGAAACAAGTTCGCTAACTTTAATTTAGAGGGCATGGCGCTCACTGAACCAGGGGTTTTAGAAGGCAAGGTGAACAAGGCTTCAGCGCGGGTAATAGAAAATTTAAATGCAATAACTAATCCAGAGCAGTTTGATGAAGAAACTACTGATAATACCGCTACTATTAATTAATGGTTGCACCAATTTTTCTCTTTTAGGAGACAGGGCAGCAATGCAGCCAGAGGTGAAGCCTGTGGAAGTGGTTAGTGTGGTTGAACGACCCCCTATTTATCATCCACCCTTGCCCGAAGCAATTAATTCTGCTCCAATTGAGTGGAGGATATTGAGCCCCGATGTGATGCAAGAATATTTAGACGCAATAGAAGCGGGGGAAGAACCTAGAGTTGCTTATTATGGATTAACCAGTCAAGGGTATGAGAATCTATCTATGACGATGGGTGAAATTACCCGATATTTAGAACAAGTTCTGCACATTGTCGGCTATTATAAGGAAATGGACGAAGAAGAGGAAAAAGAATAATGCCTTACGCTAAGTTTGAAATGGTCCCAGGAATAAACCGAGAAGGAACCGCCTTTTCCGCTCAGGGAGGCTGGTTTGACAGTAATCTTGTACGGTTTAAAAAAGGGTTTCCTCAAAAAATAGGTGGCTGGGCTAAAGAGCAAACCGATACTTATTTGGGAACGGGACGTGCTCTCCATGCTTGGGTGTCTTTAGGCGGCACCAAATATCTGGGGCTTGGAACCACTTTAAAGTATTACGTCAAAGACGGAACCAGTTTCTACGATATAACGCCTATAAGAGCCACGACTTCGGCGGGGGACGTAACGTTTTCAGCGAGCAACGGGGACGCTACGATCACCGTAGCGGACACGGCCCATGGCGCAAGCCAAAATGATTTTGTCACCTTTAGCGGTGCCGCTAGTTTGGGCGGCAATATTATTGCTAATGTTTTAAACCAAGAATATCAGATCGCAACCATTGTTAATGCTAACAGCTACACCATTGAAGCCAAAGACACTGACGGGGACACCGTAACAGCTAACAGCAGTGACAGCGGTAATGGTGGGTCAAGTGTGGTTGGGGCCTATCAGATTAATGTCGGCCTCGATGATTATGTGTCTGGTTCAGGTTATGGCGCTAGTACATGGGGCGACGGAACTTTTGGTTCGGCTTCCGCACTGGCGTTTAACAACCAGTTAAGGTTATGGACACACGATAATTTTGGAGAAGACCTTATTATGAATCCAAGAGCAGGGGACATTTTTTATTGGACCGAGGACAACGGAACGAGCGTCAGGGCCAAGAGCCTAAGTGATTCGTCTATCGGCGCCAACTTGCCGCCAACACTGGCACTGCAAACCTTGGTAAGTGATATTGACCGACACGTTATTTGTTTGGGCGCAGACCCTTTAAATGCTGGTGGAACAGCTAGAACAAGTGTTATTGACCCCATGTTTATTTGTTGGTGTGACCAAGAAGATATTACTCAGTGGGAACCTAAGCTTACAAACACCGCCGGCTCACTAAGGCTCTCGGCGGGAACTCAAATTGTCGGCGGTCTTCGCTCACGGCAAGAAATACTGATTTGGACAGATGATGCACTTTACAGTATGCAGTTTATTGGTCCTCCTTACACTTTTGGAGTTAATCTAATTAATCAAGGGGTTGGCATGATTTCGCCTAAAGCTGCGGTCAACGCGCCTCCGGGTGTTTTTTGGATGGATCGTTCGGGCTTTTACAGATATAGCGGAACGGTCGAAAGACTTCCTTGTAGTGTGCACAGCTATGTGTTTAATGACTTTAACCAAAACCAGTCTTTCAAAACGTTTGGCTATTTAAACAGACAGTTCAACGAGGTCGGATGGTTTTATCCTTCGGGAAGCTCCGATGAAATAGATCGCTATGTGGTCTATAACTACCAAGAACAGGTTTGGTATTATGGAGAGCTTGTCCGTTATGCGTGGTTGGATGAAGGGGTACAGCCTTATCCGAGAGCAACCGGAGTAGACACAAACAATTATGTCTATAAACACGAAACCGGAAACGATGCGGACGGCTCCCCCATGGACAATGTTTATATTGAATCGGCTGATTTTGCGCTGGATGCCATAGGCAATAGCTATACCCAAATACAAAACGCCATACCCGATGTTCGGTTTTTAGGGGACGGAGGCTCAGATCAAGCGGTGAATTTTGTGTTAAAAACAAGAAACTTTCCTAACGAAACACTAACCACTAAGAGCACCAACCAAGTAACGGCGAGCACGACTAAGGTTGATTTAAGAGGACGAGCACGACAAGCCGTGGTTCGCTTAGAATCAGACGATGACGCGTCAACCGGTGTAAGGCTTGGCGTGGGCTGGCGGCTCGGGGCCATGCGACTCAACACTCGACCAGACGGGAGAAGATAATGGCAAGACTATTAGACACACGTTTACCCACCGCTTTAGGAGAGGTGGACTCAGATTTATTTAACAGATTGGTAAGAATCCTAGAATTAAACCTACAAGGCTTTGATCCCACGGCAACTTATCAGTATACTAACACAACCCGCGATCAAAACTTATTTAGTCGCGGAGACGTCATTTGGAACCTGACAGAAGACAGTCTGCAAGTTTTTGATGGCAAGAAGTGGCAAACATTATACTCGCCTAGTGGAAAAGGCGTGCAAGCCACGGGACAACTTGGCGATTTAACCGTATCAACAAACGGTGCAACCACGGTCCCAATCCTATAATGCCTACAAGTAAAGTAATTATCCAAAGATAGGAAGAGGACAACTATGCCGTTATTTTTAGCACCTTTAGCTCCCCCTGTTGCGATGGCAATAGGCCGCTTTATAATGATGAGAGGTGCCCAGCAAGCGATGCAAAAATATGGTCCTCAAATGGTTCAGATGGCTCTAAAGAACCCTAAAGTCAAGAAGCTCCTTCAAAGAAAAGCCAGAGAAAACGAAGAATGGATGAAGAAACAAAATCTGGGGGACAAAAGAGGGAGAAGGGATCCTTATAAAGAAAAAAGCGGGGATGTACAAAGACCAATACAAGGGGACGAAGTAGGAAGAGTAACAGGGCCCAGAGACACACTAAACCCACCCAGAGTAGAGAGGCCCTTAGAGTTTCAAAGCGGGGGAAGGGTCCCAGGCGGAATAGGTGGCCTACTTAAAACACTTGGTAATATGATACCTGGGGCTGGTGTCGTTAATGCACTAATGAACCCTCGACAAGTGAGCAGCGCAGCAGCACAAAGGCTTAGAAACGCGGGGCCCTCAGCCATGATGAACTTACAAAGAATGCACTCAGGTGTTGGTAGGTTCCCTGGTGGAAAAGGGGGTGGAAAAGGTGCAGGCGGCGGATACGGCCAAATGCAAAGAATGCGGCGTAAAGAGGAGCGACAAACTAAAAGGATAATGAAAAGAATAGCTGGCTTAATAGATCCTCAAACCTTTATAGACCAAGGCATGCCTGAAGCCGAGGCCATTAAGGCGGCAGAGGAAAACAAAGCTAAGTACGGAACACCTGAAGATTTTAGAAAGTATCGCTATGAAAAGAATTTTGGTATGGGCAGCGTATACGGAACAGGAAAAGAATTAAGGGCAGCAGGGATTGATGCTTTGCCAAGCTTGGCCACAAGCTATGGTATGCCGAAAAACTTTGTGGAGGAAATAGCCCCCTACATACAAAAACACGGCACCGCTGTAGGTGCTCCCGCACCGAGAATACCTCAAGAAGAAATAGACCGGTTTAGACAGGAAAATCCTTTGGGCATAAGGACATTACCGCCGTGGTGGGGAGGAGGATAATATGTCAAATGCAATGACAAACCCTTTTGAAAACGAGCTACCAACAGTTGAAAGTTTAGGTATGCCTGCAACTATGACGCCCATGGACGCGATCAAGTTTGCTAAATATATCATAGACGTATTGGGCCATAGAGGCCCAATGGGTCCCGAAGAATGGATAAAATACGGAGACCTGTGGAAAGAACAATATGCTCAAGCAGGGGCTGATGACACTACTGGCGTAGAAAATGACGATTCTGTGCTTGGTGGTTACGCAGATGTCATAGCGAGCACAGGCACGGGAACAGAGACAACCCCAGGAGGTCCTGCTAATAACGAAACAATTGAAGAAATAACAGGAACAGGAACAGAGACAGGAACAGACACAATAGATGAAATAACCGTTGTTGAAAAGTTTCCAGAAAATCCGACAGAGGGAATGCAGGTCATTAAGGACGGCATAAAATACGTTTGGAGTGTTTGGGGGCTTGGTGATGGCTGGGAGGCTATCCCTGATGAAAGCCCAGGCACTCCCGCTGATAACGAAACGATTGAAGAGATAACGGTCACGGGAACACAACCAGATTCGATGTCGTCGGGAATTGACTGGAGCTCAATTTTATCTGGTATAGGGGGTATAGCGGGTCTTGGTTCTTTGTTAGGTTGGGAAGGGCTAGGTGGAGGCGATGAAGAGCTTAGTTGGTTTGAAAAATTGTTTGAGATAGTAAAATCTAAGAAAGCAATTGATGACTATAATAAATACAAGGTCCCAACTGGGCAAATGGCAGCACAAAGCGCGATAGGAAAACAATGGGGCTTGCCTTCCAAGGAAAGCATGGTAATGCAGGGGCTAGGACCAAACATTCTTCAAGGGCAAAAATACGCCATGCCAAAAGGAACAACAATGCCCGCAGCCACACACGTTTCGGGCATGCCTTTATTAGAAGAAATAGAGGGCGGTAATCAAGGGGGAATTATGGGCCTTAAAAGTCATGGGGACATCACTCCAGCCTTCCTTGAACCGGGAGAATTTGTGTTTACTAAAAAAGCAACGGATAATATAGGGGCAAAGAGACTGTATAAACTAATGAAACAAGCAGAACAAATGGGGATAGGATAATGAGCAACGGATATGATGATGTAGACCCTAATATTTCGGGACCTTATGGGCCTCAAAGTACGATAGGGTTTGAAGCCCCTTGGGTCGAGCAGTATCGACGCGGGTTCTTTGATAACTTAATGAACCTGGTCCGTCAGCCTATGCCTGTTCCACAACGAGGCGTGGCCGGATTAGACCCGTTTGAAATGCAAGCGCGGGCTCTCAGTGGGGGTTTGGGCGGTTTCCAACCTTACCTACAACAAGCGGGCGGTGCTTACGGACAAGGGCTCGGGGCCCTGGGCCAAGGGACACAGGCCGGGTACATGGGCGCACAAGCGTATGACCCAAGCATGGGCAAAGCTTTTTATAACCCCTATGAAGACATGGCGGTGCAAAAGTCGCTTGATGACGTGTATGAGAACTGGGCACAACAAGACATAGGAAGTAGGGCACAAGCCGTGGATGCCGGTGCGTTTGGCAGCGGTCGTGGACGACTCATGGCAGAAGAACGTTTTAAACAATTAGGCAGAGGCATGTCGGGCACAGCCGGACAAATGCGGGCACAAGGATACTCTCAAGCACAACAGCAAGCTCAAAACGCTTTTGCTGACCAACAACGAAGAATGCAACAGGCAGGACAACTGGGTATGCAAGGCGCACAAATGTACGGGCAACTTGGACAAGGGATCATGGGCCTCGGACAAACGGGACAACAGTTGTTGCGTAATCAAATGGCGTCACTAGGCGGTCTCGGACAAACGGCCAGAGGCATACAAGACACTATGTACGGTTCACAATACGATGCTGCTTCTCAATTGGCCAAAGAGCCTTACCAAAGAATGCAGTTCCTTGCCAGTATGATGCAGGGAATGTTCCCACAAGGGCCAACAACGGGGATCAGTACGGTATGGAATCCAAACCAGAACCCCAGTCCTTTTACGACTATTGCCGAGCTCTTTAAAAACTTAGGTGTTACTTAATGCCGGGCTGGAGTCAACGACCACTGTTTAAAAACCCCCACAACATGATGGGCGGTGGTTTTGTGGGCATGCCTAAAGGTATTCCTGGGTACGAGCAAGGAAGCGTGGTCGAAGAAATGCCTGCGTACAGACAAGAACAGTTGGCTAAAGAAGCGGAATATCAAAAGGAAATAGAAAAAACAGCGCGTCTTTTTTCATCGAGTGACCCGAATCGTTTCCGTTTGCCTAGAGACTATGAGTCGGAGATTCACTGGCACGCTAAGAACATTGCCGGTGGGCACCAGGTTCCTAAAGAACAAGTCATGCAGGACTTGGCGAAAGCCATAGAGGCACAAAGAGGTGCACCTAAAATGAGAACAGGGGGCATCGTCGGCCTACAAAATGGCGGCATGATGCCTGAGTTGTTTGAAGGCGAAGAAATTGTAGAAACCAATCCAATGATAAACGCAATGGCCGCACAAGGAGGACCAGGTATTGCATCGGTTTCCGCTGCGCCTGCGCCAGAAGCTATGCCTGAGAGAAATGTGCCTAACGAAAGAGGTATTATTGAACTGGCCTTGGACGCCGAAGAAGTTGAAGACGATGAACCAATCGTGGCAATGGCAAAACAAGAAGCGCAGGGCCGCTTAGACGAAGAATTTAACATATTAAAAAGCACCGCTAAAGCGGAAGAGGCCACCGGGAACAGTCCTTCCTTTATTATTAAAAGCAGCATGGACGATCTTGCACGATCTGCAAGACGGATTGAAAACGAGATAACGGAAAAGTATCCAGAAGTCCCGGCAGACGCTAACCTAATCAGCAGCGATGATCTTATGCCTTATCGTGAAGAACTCGTGGCTATTTTCCAAGTCCCCGAAGTGGGCAGCGAAGAACCGTTAATGGACACCGCTGTAATGGCGAAGAACGGCGGACTGATTCCAGGGTATCAAGACGGAGGAGAAGTGTCGGATGAATGGGCTTGGATAGATGAAGACATAAGGAACGAGGGCGTTTCTTTGGAAACCGCTGAAGAGCTTATGGTTAAAAAATACGGGCCCGATATAGCGCAAATAAAAAAATTAGTTGAGGAACAAAAAGGCGGCTTTTCTTTGCCGGGCGCAGAACGACGACGAATAGAGGGGCTGTCTTATGAAGAGTTATTAGAAGAGCGCAGAAAAGAAATTACCCCCGAAGAAAAAGCAAAACAAGAACTCTTGGACGCTATTAAAGGCACAGAAGGTTTTCGTAAATCAGGGTTTATGACTAAAGTTGGGCAAACCGGGGGAGTAAGCTCAATACTTAAAGATCCGAGGACCAGGGCCATTGTTACCCAATACCAAGAAATGATGGCTCCTCCTATAGAAGAGTCTCCTATAGAAGAGATCGAAGTTACCGCGCAGAAAAGAGGTTTACCAGGAGGACAAGGGTCCGGGGACCAAGGTCTTTCTTTCCAAGGGTCCGGGGAAGACATAGCCGCCGTACTGAACGCTGCGAAACAAGCCGGGTATAGTGAGGAAACGGCTCTTGAGCTTATTAGACTCATGCAACAAGGCGATCCTTTGGCCGGTGTAAAAGAAAAAGCGGAAACATTAAAAGGAACCACGGAAAAAAGTATTGAAGGCATAACATCTATCTTAGACCAAAGCATCAAAGACTACGGGGAAGATGCCAAGAAACAAGACGAAAACATGCGAAAGATTTTTGACGACATTGAGCGAAGGATTCCGGAACAAGCAAGATATAGGGCACTTAGTACCCCTACACAGACAGTGGGCTCTGGAGCAACGGCTGTGAAGAAAGACTTGTTGCGTAAAAGCTTTGAGCAGGATCGTTTTCAACAAAACAACCGAAACAAAATAGAGTTTGAGAACTTAAGGAAACAAGAAACCGAAGCCAGACGTGACCGAGACGTTAAAGCATTGTATGACATAAAGCTTAAGCAATACGAGATTCTTTCAAACATTGATAAGTCTATGTTAGATGCCGAAGCTGCTCTTGCTCAATCGCAAATTGAAAACCAAATGGCCATGGACCTTGAAAGACTTAAAATTGAACTTGGTGGAGCAGACCCGAGTTCTAGTAGGCCAGCGGCTATTTGGGCAGACCTTTTGAAAAGCAGGGGGAAAGACACAGTGAGCAAAGAAGACGCAATCGAGACTATGATGCTGGGCGGAGATGTAAATGCTCAGTATATACTTGACCAAGGCGTTCTCGGCCCAGGTTTAGAAGGAACAAAAACTATTAAAGGAAAAGAGATGAATTTCATTGAGCTTTATAGAAGCTTAATAGGAACAACGTTTATAGATAGAAGTGGTAACAACAAAAAACATACGAGTAGGACTATAGTAGAAGCATGGCGCGGGGTATAAAATGTCTTATGATCCTTTTGCCGCGCTAGAAGAAGAACAAGAGTCGGTTTATGATCCTTTTGTTGCACTAGAAGAACAAGAATATGATCCCTTTTCTCCTTTAGAGGAAACAACTACTCCCATCTCCGGCGACCCAAGAGACGAGGGCTTTGGCTCCGTATTAAGCAGAACAGTTGACGAACTACAAGCAAGTGGTTGGGCTGGCGTGCGTGTGTTGGGCGAAGTGTTCGACTCAGAAAGATTAGTTGATGCCGGTAATCGCGGCGTTGCCTTTAACGATCAACAAATAGCCAAACGTGGGCGTCCCATGATTGCCGAAGAAGTGGAAGACTTGGGCGATGCCATGACTTTTATTAAACAAGGAATGGCACAAATCCTTCCCTCCGTTGCTGTTTCTATGCCCACAGCTATTGGGGGAGCCAAGGCGGGAGCCGCTTTGGGGACCTTTGCTGGACCCGCCGGAACCGCGGTTGGTGGTTTATTAGGCGGTGCTTTGGGTGCTTTCCTTCCTTCTTTTATACTCAGTACCGGTGAGGTAGATCGTGAAATGAAAGCCAGAGCCGGGGAAGATTTTGAATCCCCTGGCGCAGCAATGGCAGGAGGAGCCATGGTTGCTTCCCTAGACGTTGCTTCAATTGCCTTTGGTCTTAAACCTTTAATGCCGGTTCTTTTAAAGAAAACAACCCTTAAAGAAGTCACCGATAAATTGGTGGCCGAAGGGGTAGAGAAGGGCGTGGCTAAAGCGGCAGTGGCGCAAGCGGTGAAGGCTTCTTTAATGGAAGGTGCCACAGAAGCGTCGCAAGAAGGGATCGAGGACTTTATGGCTGAAGCCGCAACCGGTTTGGCCAGTGAAGAAGGGCAACTGCAAAGTTCTTTGCTCAACGCTTTCTTGTTAGGAAGCATTGGTGGTGGAACACTAGGTAGTGTGTCCGGGGCCATCAGTCAATACGGTGTTAATCAGAGAAAGAAAAGTGAGCGAGAAGTAAAACAGAGATATGACGAGATTAGAGAACAGGTGGAAAAAGAAGTTAATGTTGCAGGAGAAACTTGGCAAAAAATGTCTTCTGAACAATTAAGAGAAGAAGCGGAACGTAGAAACCTGAAAGCAAGAAAAAACGCCAGCGATAAAAGTCTTATAAATCTTTTGACCGAGGATGAGGTACAAGAGAGACAGTCCCAATTGCGACATAACTATCACCTAGAAAACTTTGGTGCCCTTACGGCAAAAGAAAAAATAGACCGGGCTAAAAATAGGGAGGAGTTAAGAAAGCTAGACGAAAAAGCATTATTAGAAGAAGCAAAGAGCTTTGTTTTAGAACAGGAGCATGGTCCCTCAATACGGTTAATTCAGGTTAGTAGAAAAGACAACAAAGAAGCAGTTATTAATAAGATACTTAACCAAAAGCTAATTGAAAGCAGGGCGTTGACCGGGGGCGCCTCCATTGTTTATGCCGCAGCACAGACAGCGGAATACGAAGCAGGACTAAGGCTGTTAGAGGAAGAAGGCCGCAAGACTCTTCAAAAACAGCTTAAAAAACGGGGACTTGCTTCCTCCATTAGAAAAAAAGGAAAAAAACAAACAGCCACTAATAGAGAAATGGCCCAAATGATTATGAACCATGATACTGCTATGAACATGCAAAACGAAAGGCTACAAAATCTTTTGGTGGGCCAAGGTTTTTCAAGGAGAACCAAAAGACGAATTAAAAAAATGGGTCCAATGAGCTTGGCCCAAGACGGAAACTATATTCTTGTTGAAAAAGGTAAGTTTGAGGAGGCCCAAAAAGCCGTAGCAAATCCTCAGACTTGGGAAGATTATGTAAAAGAACAAACCGGAATTGAGGGAGAAGCGGTGGGCGTACGCTTTTTTGAAGACGACAATGAGACACTGAACAAAACCGACAATGTACAGGAAACCAGAGACAACACTAGGTTTGAAACCAGAGACATTAAAACAAATAAAGAAGGACAGGTTACTGGAGGCACAGGTCTTTTTAATAAATATAGAGAATCAAAAAATAAAGGTCGAGTAGATACACAAGTTAGGTCCTTGCTGCTTGATGCTTCTCCGGAACTGTCTCGTTCGGCTAATTTTTTTAGAGGCATAATGGGCGGCCTTAAATATTGGTTCGCACCAAGCGGACCATTAGGATGGGAAGCTTTCATGTTGTCAAGAGACCGACTAGGGCGGATTCGCGCCATGAACAAAATGGCGGAACAAATGAAGACCACTATGGACCTTGCTATTGCGCACGCGGTAGATAAAGGGATGTATTCCACCCAGGAAGAGGCGGAGAAGGCGATAACCAAGCAACTTAGAGGCACCTTTATAAAGTATAAAAGGTCCCCGGAAGAAATAGCTGAACTAAAACAACAAAGAAAAGAAAGGGAGGCCGCTATTAAAGAGCTTAAAAAGGACATAAGCCTTTTAACGTTGTTTAGGGGCGGGGAAATAAAATACGAAAACTTAAATGAAGCGCAACAAGCAATGCTCCAAAGGTTTAACACCAAAGAAAATTTAGGAAACAAAGAAACCCAACTAATGATTTGGGAAAGCGACCTAAAAGAAATAGAGGAGATGATAGGAGAACAACAGGGGGACTACAGTAAGATAAAAAAACTTAGTGCCTCCAAAGCGGCCAACAATCTTCCTGAGCCGTTGCGAGAACCTTTTATTGAACTGCGTAGTTTTATTGACATGATGAGCAAACGTTTGCTGAAAGAGCTTCCCGCAGAAGTGTTGTCTAGTAAAAAAGGTGGAAAGATTTTAAGAGAAGTGATTGAAGAGAACATCGGCTCTTATATGACCCGTTCTTACCAAATTTTTGAAACGGCCGGGGGGTATGATCCTTTGAGTTGGTGGAACCGCACAATGCCCACTAAATCAGCAAAGGTTATGCGACAAAAAGTTGCGGACGTTAGAGCTTTGCTAAGAAAAAGAGGAAAAACCGAAGACGAAATCGAAAACGATATTCGTCTAATAGGCCAAGGCTATATTGGAGAACAAGAAGCCACTGAATTGGGAGGTATTTTTGGAAGAGGAAGCCCCCAAACAGAAGAAGAGGCTTTGATTACAGACACAACTCAAAAAATATTAAAAAGACGGCGCAGAATACCCCAAGAAATTAGGGCTCTGATGGGAGAAATAACTAACCCAGGAGAAGCTGCTGCGGTCACAACTGCTCGTTTGTCTTCTGTTCTTGAAAGCAACCGGTTTTGGCAGAGAATGGCTGTGCTTAACGCGATGCCTGGTCAACGTTTATTTTCTCCGGTGCCTGTGCCCAAAGGAGACACTCAGGGAATCTCTCCCAACTGGTTTGCAAAAGAGAGCGGTCTCACAGTTAAAGTTACGTCTGATGGCTATAACCCTTTTGAAGGTATGTACACCACCAAAGAAGTGGCTGAAGTTTTGGCTGTTTCTGAATCCCCCGCTGTAGGTTTTAACAACAGCAGCGTTTGGAGAAACCTTGTGGTTGCTCCAAAAGCGTGGATACAACTGGGGAAAATTGTTTTAAGTCCGCCGGCACAAATTAGAAACTTTTTAAGTGCGGCACTTTTTGTGCTCGGTAATGGGCACTTTATAGGCTTTAAAAATTTACCAGAAGCCATGAAAGTAGTGGGCCATCAGTTGTGGAAACAAGGTGTTGATGAACAAGGAAGACCTATTACTTCCAGACAAGCCGCACAAGAAACTTACCGAGAGCTTTTGGATCTTGGTGTATTGAACACTTCTGTAAGACTGGGGGACCTTTTGGCCTCTTGGAGGACGGCGAGTTCCGGAATCTTTGACGGTCCAGGAGACTTTGTTGCTGCGACAGCTAACCCTCTTAAACGGTGGTACAGCCGGGCCGAAGACTTTTATACAGCGGCAGATGATTTTTGGAAGGTGGTGGCTTATGCGTCTGAATTACAGGCGGTCAAAAAAGCTTTCCCTACAGAAGCTGATTTTAACCAGCTTTTAGCTCATGCTAAAGCCCTTGACATGTCTTACACAATCAACAGGCAAAGTTTTGAACAGGCGCAAAAAGAGTTGGCCGCGTTTTATGTCAGACAAACCATTCCAAACTACGACTATGTAGGTAAGTTTGCAGAGACACTAAGAACAGGACCCCTTGCTGTGTTTGGAAACTTTATTGCTTTTCCCACGGAGATCGTTAGAACATCTGCCAATATTATACAAACAAGTTTTATAGAAATGAAATCAAGCAACTCTGCAATAAGACAACGTGGTGCAGCCCGATTTATAGGGTATGGAACAGCGGCGTATGGAGTAGGTGCAGCGGCTCAAGCTATTGGACAAGCTGTTTCGGATATTGATGATGAGGACATTGAGGCCGCAAGAAAGTTCTTACCGGATTGGGCACAAAACAATTTGATTATCCCAATCGCTAAAAAAACCGAGGCAGAGGGCGGTGGTTTTGATTTTATTGACGGAAGCTATATCGCTGTCTATGACGATCTGGCAAAAATGGCTCCCACTATTCTTAGTGAAGCGTCAAAAGCCATGGATGAAGGGCGCTCTACGTCGGATGCCGTTGTTTCTGGAATCACTGAGGCTATGGGGAATTTCTCTGAGCCTTTTCTGGAGCTTTCGATTTATATGCAAGCCATGTTAGACATAGCACAAAACAGAAACAGTAATACTGGTCGACCTATTTGGAACGAGGCCGAGGGCAGAGGAAAACCATTGGGCGGCGTTGGTGATGAGTCCGTGGCCTATCTTAATTATGTCTGGGACCGAGTTGCTCCTGGTTTTGTGTCAGCGACTGAAAAAGTGATTCGTGGTGCACAAGAAGGGGAGAAAGCCTACGATCGCTTTGGCACCAAGCAAGAATTTGAAGACGCCTTGGCTTCTTTCTTTGGTATTAAAGTCAGTAGAGTTAATCCTACTTCCAGCTTAAGTTTTGCTTTGACGGACCTACTAAACGAGCAAAGAGACGCTGAAAAAATCTTTACTAAACAAGTGTACAACAAAGGAGCGGTTACTCCTCAAGAACTCTTGGACGCTTATCTTGCTATGCAGAAGTCCAATTATTTTGTTAATCAGGATATTTTCTCTACCTTTAAAGCAGCAGAGCTATTAAACATTAGGGAGGCTGTTCTTGACAACACCAAGAGAGAACGACTAAGTGCCAAACAAAGGGCGATGCTTAGAAACGAAGAAAACCTTGCTCTTAAAAGCAGGGCTGCTTTAACCAGCCTGAAAAAAGATTTTGATAAACAAACAGAGGCCATTGAAGAAGCAGAACAATTGCCATCAGGGCGTTTCTTTCCGATAGATGCTCTCGTGGAAGTCTATGATTACTTTAAGAACCTTCCTCTTCTGTCTCAGCCTCAGGCTGAGATTGTTCGAGAGAAGGAGGCTGAATACTCTGAATAAATTTTTCTAGCCGAGTGTTCCAGGCTTCTGCGGCGCGCTCAAACTCTCTGCCTTCCAAAACAAACTCTTGATAAAAACAATCTACTGAGCACATCATAATCACACCCTTCTTAATCTCGGTGCCATAAACTTCGTTGTGTGCCATGGCATAGGCAGCGAGTTGTTGAAAATAATCCCAAACATAGCGCCTTCGTCTCTTAGGTGTGTTGGTTTGTTTAAAGTCCATGATAGCTTCTTCGCCTAAATGCCTACCAATCACATCAGCGGTGCCGGCATACTTCCCTGGGTAGTACAAAGGAATCTCACACCCGTACACTTGGTCAATGGACGGAAACCCTTGGTCCATGATCGTACAGGCCATTTTATAGGCACGCTTTTGCTCTGGTGTTTCTGGATAATAGTCCCAAATGCTGCCTTCTTTTAACTGTCTTTCAAGAATCTCGTGCATTTCGGTGCCTCTAGCTGCCGCTTCGTTTCGTATGCGTTCAGCTTCTTCCTTGCCCACCCGTTCAATCCACTGTTGTAGACTGTCGTTCTCCGCTTTGGTTTTAGAAAGAATCGTGGTAACAGAACTCAGTCGTTCTTCCCCGTTTAAATAAACACGCCCCTTCTCCGTGGTCTCACGGGAAAGTTCAGCGTATTCATAGGGAGACGAAAAAAGAATCTCGTTCTTCATGCAACAAACTCATCGCCAGGGGACCAAGAACAACCTGTAAGACCCCCTGATTGTAGGGCCTTCAGCGTTCTTATAACCTCATCTACGTTTCTTCCTGTGTCCAAAGCATTGACCGATACATGTTGAACAATGTCTTCTGGGTCCAGAATAAAGGTGGCTCTCAAGCA